GGACCAGTGGCATTGGATGATCTCACAGATGTCACCATCACTTCAGCAGCCAATGGACAGATTTTAAAATACAATGGAGCAGCCTGGGTCAACAGTGTGGTGCCCATCAATACTTTTGGCATCATTGCCACAGACGGTTCCGCAGTGACCATCACTCCCTCAGCCCTCAATGACACATTCACATTTGCAGCAGGCACAGGCATCAGCATCACGCCCACTGCATTGAGCAAGACTTTGACCATCACCAACACTGCTCCCAATGTGACACAAAATGTATTCACAACCATAGCAGTGGCAGGACAATCATCAGTGGTGGCAGACACCAGCACAGACACATTAACATTGGTGGCTGGCAACAATGTGACCATTACCACCAGTGACAGCACAGACACTGTGACCATCAATGCCACTCACCCCAACACATTCACCAACATAGCAGTGGCTGGACAAAGTCCACTGCTGGCAGACAATGTGAATGACACTCTGACAATCGCAGCTGGTTCAGGCATCACTGTCACCACCAACGACAGCACAGACACCATCACCATTGCTGCCACAGCAGTGAGTGGATTGGAGAGCAGAAGCACAGCCGCAGGCACCACCAGTTCATTGGCCAACACAGCTTCAGCGGATTTAAACATCACAGGATTCAAAGGATATGCTCTTTTAAAAATTCAAACATCAGTGGCTGCCTGGGTGAGATTGTATACTGATGCTGCCAGTCGTTCCTCAGATTCAAGCAGACTGGAGACTGTGGATCCCACAGCAGGATCAGGAGTGATTGCAGAAGTGATCACCACAGGTGGACAGACCATACTGATGTCACCAGGAGTGTTAGGATTCAATAATGAAACATCACCCACAACCACCATCCCTGTGAGAGTGACCAACAAAAGTGGCAGCACTGCTGCTATCACAGTGACATTGACCTTGATAAAATTGGAGGCATAACATGTCAGACATGAAAGAATATGTGGTCACTGTGCGTAACCGTTCAGACATAGACAGTTTCTATGATGACATGGAGAGCGTGGGTGGAGATCTACACATTCCCAATCGCAGAGTGGGCATAGCTCAACTGAGAGAAATCAGCAGAAACACTCATTATTATCTCACTGATGAAGAAGCAGTTCAGTTGCGCAATGATCCCAGAGTATTGGCTGTGGAACTTTTGCCCAGCGCATTAGGCATCATTCCTACTCCCCATTGGACACAGTCAGGAAATTTTGAAAAATCCAGCACCATAGACACCAATGATAAAAATTGGGGATTATACAGAGTTGCTGCAGGCACAGCATTGGCCAACTGGGGCACCAATGGTGTATTCACACAGACCACACAGACTGTGAACACCACCAGCTCAGGTCGCAATGTGGATGTGGTGATAGTGGACGCACATATCAATCCCAATCATCCAGAATTTGCTGTGAACTCAGACGGCACTGGTGGCAGTCGCGTGAATCAGTATGATTGGTTCACTCACAGTGCCACACTGGGCTACAGCACTGTGGGCACATACAGTTATGCCAGCATTTCCAGCAATCACGGCACCCATGTGGCAGGCACAGTGGCAGGCAACACTCAAGGTTGGGCTCGTGATGCCAATATCTATCACATGGAATTCGGTTATGCTGAAGCCAATGCTCCTGCGGGAGATTGGACATTGTACATTTTTGATTACCTCAGAGCATTTCATCTCAACAAACCCATCAATCCCGTCACAGGCAGACGCAATCCCACAGTGACCAATCACAGTTGGGGTTACAGCTATGGAAATATCAGTATCAGCACAATCACTTCAGTCACTTACAGAGGAGCCACCACAGCAGTGACAGGCACAGATCCTCAGAGAAAAACCACATTGGAAGCCAATGGAGTACCAGTGCCAGCCAACACATATCTTTACAAAACACCAGCTAGAGTCACTGCCTTGGATGCAGACATTCAAGATGCCATTGATGATGGAGTGATAGTGATATCTTCAGCTGGCAACAGCTATTGGAATTGTGCCACTGCTGCTGCTGCAGATTACAACAATTCAGTTGAGGTAGGCGGTACTCTTTTTCATTCCAGAGGGTCATCACCTGGAGCAGCTGACAATGTGATCTGTGTGGGCAGTCTAGGAGTCAACACGCAAGAGTATAAATCAGATTTCAGCAACTATGGCAGCAGAGTGGACATCTGGGCACCTGGCAGCAACATTGTGTCAGCAGTGTATGACACCACAGCAGCCTCAGAATTTGGAATCACACTGGTGAACGATCCCAGAAATGCCAGTTTTAGATTGGGATCCATATCAGGCACCAGCATGAGCAGTCCTCAGGTCACAGGATGTGTGGCATGTTTGACAGAAAATCAACCTTCTTTGACACAATCTGAAGCACTGACATATTTGATCGCACATTGCAAAACTGGGCAGATAGGCAGCACAGGTGGTGCTGCAGGAGATTACACATCATTGGGAGACAGTTCCAACAATAGACATTTGTTTTATCGATTGGAAAGAGCATTGTCAGGCAATGTTGCAATAAACACATACAAAACTAGGTCTTCCACAGGTGCTGCTTACCCAAGAACACGGATCAGAAGATTTGGTTAAAAACACAGAAAGATAAATACTGATATGCCCATAAGCAACATAAACATAGGAACCATTGCCAATGACGGCACAGGTGATGATTTACGCGAAGCGTTTATCAAAGTCAATAATAATTTTGCTGAACTCAACGCAAGAGATCCTGAATCAACCACAGTCAGCAACAGACTCACTGACACCAACTCTATCAAAGGGTTATTTTATCAAAAATCAGGTGTGGATCTACAATTCAAAAGTTTAGAAGCAGGCAGTAACATATCATTCACCAGCAACAATGACAAAATCACCATCACTTCATCAGGAGTGGTGAGCATATTGGTGTTTGGTGACACAGGTCCTCATTTGACCATCAACAGCGTGGGCATGCTGGAAGTGTTTGGCACCGGTGGTGCTGCCACAAGAACTCTCAGCAATGGAACCACTTTAGAAATAGAATCTTTGTTGGCCAATGAAAGTAATCCCACACTCAGTGCCACTCTTACAGGTGCTGGCAATGACATAGTGGGCATTGACAACATTCAAGCTGCCAATGTGGATGCATTGGTGTATGATATTGATGTGAGTGATAGAAATTCATTCATTGGTTTTGACATGGGTGTGATTCAACTGGATGCTGCCAACAATGAGAACATCACCAACTTATTGGATCTTTATTTCAGCCAAAATCCAGTGGACATGGGCACCATTGCATCTCCCAACGCCACTGTGTTTGACTTCGGCGCTATATAATTCTCTCGATAAATACAACATATGAGCAACTTGTGGACACAGCCAACCGGATATTCATTGGGCACTATTGCTGAAAGAACTGTAACCACCATCAGTTTGCCAGTGAACACAGTGGATTCCATACTTGTGATAGCAGGCACTTTGCCTGGTGGTTTGAGACTGCAGGGCACTGCTATTGTGGGCACCACAGTGGAGGTTGCTAGAACCACACAATCAAGATTTGTGCTGCGAGCTCGATTGGGCAACGATATTCAAGATAGAACCTACAGTATCACAGTGGCAGGACCAGATGATCCTGTTTGGATCACTCCATCAGGTCAATTGCCTGTGGGTGTAAACAATGCATTATTTGTGTTGGACAGTGCTTACATAGATTATCAATTGGAAGCCACTGATACAGATCTTTCAGCTGGTGATGAATTGGAATATTATATTGCCAGAGGTGATGGAGAATTACCACCAGGCATCACACTCACCAAAACGGGCAGATTGACCGGAGTGATAGATCCTGTGTTGGCTTTGGATATAGCAGCCAGCAGTGGTCATTATGATGCCAACACTTTCAGTGCATTTCCTTATGATTTTGGATTGAGAAGTGCCAGTGGATTTGAAAGTTTTTATTATGACGTGGAATTTTATGATTATGCCATAGGCACCAGATCACCCAAAAAATTAAATCGTTATTATGAATTCACAGTGAGTGTGAGTGATGGTGACAGTGTAGTCAAACGCACTTTTAGAATATTTGTGGTGGGAGATGATTTTTTACGAGCAGACAACACCATATTACAAGTGGGTGGCGGAACATTCACTTCGGATGGCACTTATATCAGAACTCCACAGTGGCTCACTCCAAGAGATTTGGGCTATAGAAGAGCCAACAATTATGTCACACTGTATCTAGAACTGTATGACCCCAACACCCTCACAGGTTATGTGGCCTACACACTGAGACCCACCAATGATGACGCCACAGTGAGCACACTGCCTCCAGGTTGCACACTGGACAGCACTTCAGGTGAAGTGGCAGGTCGAGTGCCTTATCAACCAGCAGTGACCAAAGAATATAAATTCACTGTGAGAGCCACAAGATTTGGAGCCAACAATGAAAGTCTAGCCATCAAAGACAAAACATTTGTGGTGAAAGTACTGGGAGAAGTGGACAGTGTGATCAATTGGAACACTGACAGTGATTTGGGCAGTATCAATGCCAACTTTGTGAGCACTCTATTCATTGCAGCCACTACCACAGTACCCAACGCTCAATTGAGATATGTGATCACTGCAGGTGCGTTGCCCAACGGATTAACATTGGCATTGGACGGAGAAATATTAGGCAAAGTGAGACAGTTTCCTTTGAATGGATTATTGGGACTCACCACATTTGACAACAGAGATTTAACTTTGGACAACAATCAAACCAGCGTGGACAGAACTTTTGTGTTCACAGTGGAAGCCAGAGATCAATTTGGATACAGTGCTACCACAAGAACTTTCACGTTAAAGGTGATAGCTGCCAGTGATTTATTATACAGCAATCTTTATGTGAGACCTTTTTTAAAAATTGATCAAAGAAATTCTTATCTAGCATTGATAGGAGATCCAGAAATTTTTAAACCCAGTTCCATATATAGACCCAATGACGAACTGTTTGGCATACAAAAACAATTAAAAATGTTGGTGTATGCTGGTATTGAAACCAAGACCATTAATTATTACGTGGCTGCCACAGCAAAAAATCATCGCAGAAAAAGATATCAGTTGGGCTCAGTGAAGACAGCAGAAGCCAAGGAACCCGGCACCAACACAGTGCTGTATGAAGTGGTGTATGTGGAAATTGTGGATCCCCTAGATGATGCGTCACAACAGGTGGCCAGCAAGATCAAGATCAAAAACAACAACATCATAACCATCAGTCAAACTGAAATTGAAGTGTTGGATGATGTGACCAAATTAAACGTGGGTGGCAACACCTACACATTGTACGCCAACAATAATCTGCCCATTGCTGTGGGCACCATAGGCAACAATCTGCAGATCTATGCCCGAACAGGCAGTCTTATTTTAAACACAGTGACTGGCATATTGAGTGTGACTCTACAGAATGGCACAGTATTGAATGTGGGCACAGTGGTGAATAATCCCACAGACGCATTTAGATTCAGACCCAATCACAGTGTGATCAGAGTGGACAGCAACATATTAAACATTGCCAATCCCAATGACATCGAAAGATATGTGAGCAATACCACCAACATGCGTGCCAATCTCAAATTGATAGGTGAAACAGAATCAGAGTTTTTGCCCTTGTGGATGCGTACAGCACAGAAAGAACAAACACAGCCATTGGGATATATCACAGCAGTGCCATTGTGTTATTGCAAACCAGGCACCAGTGCTGCCATTGTGACAGCATTAAAGAACAGTGATTTTGATTTCAAACAGATAGATTTTGAAATAGACAGGTACATCATAGACAGCACCACTGAAAGCGGCACAGAACAGTATGTTATGTTCCCCAATTATCAATATAACATTTAAAGCATGAAGCAAACAGATAAATAAGTACAAACAGTAAGGAAAAATATGCCCAGCAACATCAACACAACCAGCATTGATCAGACATACCCTGTGGCAGGACAGGACAACAACAGCCAAGGATTTAGAGATAATTTTACCACTATCAAAAGTAATTTTGTCACAGCCAAAGCAGAAATAGAAACATTACAAACCAATACTGCCAAACTGAATGCTGCCAATAATTTTGGCAACAACAGTATCACAGGTGCTAAATTTATCAACAACACCACCACAGTGTACAGTGCAGGCACCATAACCACTGCACAAAATATCAGCATAGACAATGGAAATTTTCAAACATTCATCGTGGGAGCAAATTTAACACTGACTTTCACTGATTGGCCCACAGTGGCCAATGCATTGTCCAGCATCATTGTGGAATTAAAAAGTGATGGCACACTGAGAACTGTGGTATGGAGCACAGAGAACGCAGGATTAATTTATAAAGATTCAGATTTCCCTACACCATTCACAGTGCCTGCCAATCAAAATCCTCTGTATGTGGAATTTTGGACCTACAATCAGGGCGCCACAGTGTTTGGCAAATACTTGGGTTCATTCAGCAACTAATTCACTGTCATGTTTCATCCACTCAGCGAGGATCTTAATCAGTACAGCATCAGTCAATTGGAATCCAAACTATCGGATTTACGTACCAAATATTTTCAAAGTCGCAATCCACAACTGCGTCAACAGATTGGTGTGTTTGTGGAAGTGTACAATCAAGAGCTCAAACAGAGATTGGCAGCAGAACAATTGAAAATGGCAAAAGATACCGGAAAAGATCTTGACAATCTCATCAATATCGATTAATATACAGCATAATATTCCGTTATGCGAACAGACAGTTTAGGTTTACCCATATTCGATCATCATGATGCTGTGGATTTAATTTACCAAAATAAATTATCAGTGCTCACAGATCTTCAGTTTGAATCTCACCAAGAAATCGATACTTTTAATCAATCAGCACAGCTCACAGGAGTGGGCACACCTTTGAGAGTGTACAAGCCCATGCTGGTGGATGTGAAAGAATTTGACAAGTTGCTGCAGAGTGAATGGTTCATGCCAGACAGTATGAAAAAATTTGACATTGAATCACACATATTAAACATTGCTCCCAAACATGCTCAGGCGAGAGTACAGGAAGAATTGGCAGCATTCAAACAACACAATTATTTGAATCTATTGAAATTTTTGCATTATTTGGTACAAAACATGCGTGAGAACCAAATTCTTTGGGGAGTGGGTCGAGGCAGTTCAGTGGCATCCTATGTGCTGTATCTGTTGGGTGTACACAGAATTGATTCCATCCAATATGGCTTGGACTGGCGAGAGTTCCTTAGATAAATACACACATAATAGGAGACAACAAATATGGCTATCAAACAGAGTGGTAACAAAGTTTACAAGAGTATGCAGGGCAAACAGATTGATATTGATCTGTTGAGACAACGCAACGAATTAACTCCAGCTGTGGGCAATGCTAGAGTGAATGCTCGCGGTGACGAATTAGGCGCTGGTGGAAAAATTGTTCGCAAACGTGAGGAAGTTTTGGCTGATTATTACAGAGATCATCCTAAGACTGTGCCTACCACAAGAGCAAAAGCAAAAGCAGACAACACCAATGAAGAGTGGGTGGAAGATGCTGAAGGTAATTTCGTTAAGAAAAAATAAACTATGAGCTCATACAAGATTCTTGAGGGAGAATTGATTCCGATCAAGGATCGTGTGATTGTGAGCGATATGAGTTTCGATTCTATAACCACCAAAGGTGGCATCATATTGAATTCAGATGATGGCAAGGTGCATGGTATCAAACCCAGATGGGCCAAAGTGTACGCCAAAGGCAAGGACAACACAGATGAATACACTGTGGGTGATTGGATTTTGGTGGAGCATGGCAGATGGACCAGAGGTGTCAAAATCAAAACCAACCACACAGAACAGGTGCTGCAGATGGTGGAAGCCAAAAGTGTTATGATTTGGGCAAAAGAAAAACCAGAAGAATCCTACGTGAACAAAGAAAATCAACTTTAAAATACTTGACTTTCCACACAATCTGTCATATACTGATAGTATGAAATTTCCTGAAACTAGAAATCCTGGATTAAACACCACTGGTGTGTTGGGTATCACATTGATGATATTGCATATCACAGGATATCTTATGGGATGGTGGTGGATGTTGATATACATACCTTTGATACTGTCAGGCATGGGACAAGAATTTTTAAAAAGGAACTAATGAAAGAACTTTGGACAGAAAAATACAGACCTAAAACACTGGATCAATATGTGTTTAGAGATGAACATCAGAAAAAACAAATTCAAACTTGGGTCAAAGACAAGAGCATTCCTCATTTGTTGTTCAGCGGCAATGCTGGCATAGGCAAAACCACATTGGCCAAGATACTGCTGAATGAATTACAAGTGAATGATCTGGATGTGTTGGAAATCAACGCCAGCAGAACAAACTCTGTGGATGATGTTAGAGCAAAAATTGTTAACTTTGTGCAGATGATTCCGTTTGGTGATTTTAAAGTGGTATTATTGGATGAAGCAGACTATCTATCTCCCAACGCACAGGCAGCACTGCGTGGTGTGATGGAAGAATATCACACAACATCAAGGTTTATATTAACTTGCAACTATCCCAACAGAGTTATACCAGCATTACACAGCAGATGTCAAGGATTCCACATTGAACGTGTGGATCAAACAGAATTCACAGCCAGAGTGGCTGAAATATTAATGAAAGAAGGAGTAACTCCAGATTTAGAAACATTGGACACTTATGTCAAAGCCACATATCCAGATTTAAGAAAGTGTATCAATGTGGTACAAATGAACGCACAGAATGGCGTGTTATTAAAACCACAAAAAAGCGACACAGGAGAATCAGATTACAAACTGGGCATGGTAGAATTATTCAAAGCAGGTAAAATCACTGAAGCAAGGAAGTTGGTATGCAGTCAAGTGAGACCCGATGAAGTGGAAGACATTTACAAATGGATGTATGATAATATCACATTGTTTGGTAATGACACACGCCAAGAAAAAGCTATTATAATCATAAAACAAGGACTAGTGGATCATACACTGGTGGGAGATCCTGAAATAAATCTTGCTGCCACCATGATCAAACTTTCCCATATGGAATAACATGTACAGAGCCAGTCATATATTAATCGGTTATCAAGGTGCAATGAGATACACAGGTCCTAGAACACAGGAAGAAGCCATGTTTGAAACTGCAAGAATAAGAAATGAAATTGCTCAAGGTGTGATCACATTTGAAGATGCTGCTGTGAAATACAGTGATTGTCCCAGCAAACAGAATCAAGGAAATTTAGGCACGTTCAAGCCCAGCACAATGGATCAAGATTTTATTGCTTTTATTGACACATTACAAGTGTCTGAAATCAGTGGAGTTTGTCCCACTGTGTACGGATATCATATTATCCGAAAAAATTAATCTCCGTAGATATCCAATACTTCTTTCACAGCAGGATGACGTTCAATGTCCCCTTTGTGAAAACTCACTATATCAATGCGTTGAGCTTTGTCTGTTTTATTTAATTTTTCTATAAAATCCAACAATCCATTATCGTGCTGTCTGTCTGCTTGATTTAAATCACCTGTCACAGCCATTTTAGATCCTGCACTCAAACGTGTGAGCAACATCTTCATTTGACTGTGTGTGGTATTTTGACACTCATCTGCCACTATGAATGCTCGTACAAAATTCCTGCCTCGCATGAATGCCAAAGGTGCTATTTCAATCACGCCTTCATACATCATACTTCTAAGATCTTCTGTGCGAAAGTATTCTTGAAACACATCAAATATAGGTCGTGTCCAGGGTGCCATTTTTTCTTCCAGTGTGCCAGGTAAAAACCCAATGTCTTCATCCACACTCACTGCTGGTCTGGTGATGATGATGCGATCCACCTGTCTTTGTTTGAACATTTTGATGGCCACCTGAACTGCCAGCAATGTTTTGCCTGTGCCAGCAGGTCCCACACCGAATACAATGTCTTTGCTGGGGTCTAACAGTTTGATTAGGTAGGATTCTTGATTCTTATTGCGGGGTATTATTTGGACATCTTTTTGTTTTTCTATTTGATATTGATTAATTTTGAGTACATTATTGTGCTTGGATTGCTTTTTGAAAGCATTTTTTGAACCCATCGACGCTCCTTGGTTAATGGTAATGTACAAGTATTTATGGAGATTAAGTGTCTATAAAACTACCATGTTATACCTATTGCTATGGCTAAATAATGTATATCAGGGATATAATATGCACGATACAGCAGATATTTTAAAAAATATAGAAAGCATCTACAGCAATGATAATGCTTTTGCTATTATTAAAGATTTTGAAAGAGTACTGGACGAATTGGATCTATATGTGTATGCCAATTGGCAGGATGGTGAATTGATTGAAGGACCAATCATGACCAAACATTATGTGTCCTGCAAATTTATGTGGCCTATGCTGCAAATGCCAGACCCCATGGGCGGCAAAAGATTATTGGATTATGACTGCCGAGTAACTTATAAAAAAGATCAATTGGTCACTGCTAGAAAAATTGTGGAACCTGATGATGTGAGACCAGGCACTAAAAAAGGCAAGTTGGACACTGTGCCTGTGTGGATTGTGGAAATCACCATGCCAATTAATCTTATGAAAAATATATTTGATGGCATGCAAAATCAAGTGGACTTTAATCAAGAGCCAACCAAGAACAATACCATTACTGATATTCAAGATACTGCTGCAGTTCAACCCATAGATCCAGAAATATAATATGTCACTCAAAACAGGAGATCTTCAATACTGCGTGGATGATATTTTTGAAGTGGATTCATATCAATCCAAAATGGGCATGGATGACAAGATTGTGGTGTTGAGTTTCAGAGTCAAACCCACACAAGCAGCAGAAGATTTGGTAAACTTTATTGAAAAAGGTTACGACTTTGTGTTGGATGCAGACAAAACCAGTGGTGAACAATCTGATGGTTACTACAGAGTATTTGTGGAGATTGAAAGAAGCAAAAAGATTGGTGCGCAAATTATGGAAGTACTGGATGGTGTAAAAAAATTATCAGATTTGAAAGAATTTAAATTTAGATACTACAAAAATTTTAGAAGCCAACCAGCAGATCAGGCCACACTGGAAAACATTGTGCCCAAAGATGGCAATGAATACAGCATACGCAAAAATGAAACTGCAATGGAAAATTACAAAAACTTTTTTGCCAACAGCTATGTGGATGAAGTGATAATGGAAGGCGATCACATTGTGTTCAGTAAAAAATATGCTGAGCCATTAAGATTTAGATTTGTGGATTTTGGTATCACAGTGGACAAACTGCAAGAGCTCAAAGAAGGTTATAATTTGAACAAATTTCCTGAAATACTCTATCTCAGCAAGTACATGGGAAATTACAACATAAGTATCTATGGCAACAAATACATATTTGAAAATGATAACAAATGTGTGATACTGGAGAAATAACATGAATCTATCAGAAAATTTTACTGTGACAGAATTTACCAAAAGTCAAACAGCAGCTCGTCTGGGTATAGACAACATGCCCACACCTGAACATTTGGAAAATGCCAAAAGATTATTTGAAAATGTGGTACAGAAAGTGCGAGATAACTTTGGTGCCACCACTATTAACTCTGGATACAGAGGCGCAGCACTGAACAAAGCAGTGGGCGGTGCATCCACCAGTCAACATTGCAACGGTGAAGCAGCTGATATAGAAGTGCCTGGAGTGGCCAACTATGATGTGGCACTATGGATTGAACAAAATTGTGAATATGATCAACTGATACTGGAAGCAGCCAAAAAAGATGATCCAGCAGCAGGTTGGGTGCATGTGAGCTACAAAGAAGGCAAGAATAGAAAACAAAGTCTCACAGCAGTGTTTGTGAATGGCAAACCCATCTACAGCAACGGATTAGGAGTGTACGAATAATGTTTGGATTGTTTGGATCAGCCAAATTAATCATGATAGGCATCATGGTGATAGGATTGTCTGGAGGAGTTAGTTATGTGTACAAACTCAAAGCGGACAATGCCACACTCAAAGGCAATCAGGTCAAGATGGAACAGGCCTTGGAAACACAGACCAAGTTCATCGAAGATCAAAAGAGAGACTTTGAGGCTATTATGAAAGCCAATCAAGAAGTGAACAAATTGGTGGGCACACTGAAAAAAGATATCGATGATTTGGACAAAAGATTCAACAAAGGCACCAGAGACTTGGGCAAGACAGCAATGGAAAGACCTGAAGCCATGGAAAGAATTGTTAACAAAGCATCAGACAAAGCACTGAGATGTGTGGAGATTGCAGGTGGTGCCAAACTAACAGAAGCAGAAAAAACAGCCACTAAGAAATCAGAGATCAATTCCGAGTGTCCATCCATAGCCAACCCAGCGTATAAACCTTACAACGAGTAATTAAAATGATTAAAATAATTTCCGTGATAGCTTTGAGTTTGTTGCTGACCAATTGCAGCATCCTTGGAGAAAAAGTGATCAAAGTGTTGACACAAGAACAGTCTCGTGAGAAATTAAATTTCAAGACTCCCACACTGGAAGAGATGGAAAAGTTGAGATGGATAGTGATCACCAGCAACAATGCCACAGAAGTATTTGCCAAAATGAAAGCAGAAGGATTGGATCCTGTGTTGTTTGGATTGAGTGATGAGGACTATGAATTGCTGGCTAAAAATTTTGCACAAATTCGCAGCACACTAAAACAAACCCAAGACATATTGGATCGCTACAAAGAATACTATGAAGGAACGACTAAAACAAATAATTAATTCCACAGTTACCGTTGCCAAAAATACATGGCCTTGTGTGAAGAATTTCAGTACACAAGCATACAGCCAATGCAAAATTTTATTTTGTGCAATTTACAAATATTCTGTAATAATCTTCAAAAATACTTGGTCTGGCATGATGTGGATCTACAACATCATAGCAGACATGTTTCGAAAAGTGCCAGCAGAATTGACCTATTGGCATGATGGAGTACAGAATGTGGTGCAGGTGGATGATTTTGTGGAATTGGCTCCCAATATGATACAGTATGAAGACACAGACACCAAAAAAAGAGTCAAAGTAAAAGCTGAATATCCCATCAAATATATCTTGAAAGAAAAATAAACCTTTCAATCACTTGACTTTTTATCAAAATACACTATATTATAGCATATGGATCCATACAAAGTTTTAGGTGTTGATCGCAACATCAACGAAAACGATTTGAAAAAAGCCTACAAGAGCAAGGCCATGAAACATCATCCTGACAGAGGTGGTGATGAAAACAAATTTAAAGAACTAAACGAAGCCTACGACATACTGAAAGATCCACAAAAAAAAGCTGCCTATGACAGATACGGCACTGCAGATCCCAATCAAATGAATTCACAAAATTTTAATTTTAATGGTGATATCAATGATGTGTTCAACACATTCTTTGGTGGTGGTTTCAATAGAGCAAACAGTGCGAGACACAGACCTCGCAACGCCGACATAAACATAGAAGCCACATTGGATTTAGTAGATGTGCAAAATGGAAAATCCTTAATTGCCAGTTATAGATTACCCAACGGTCGACAGGAGAGTGTGAACATTGACATTCCGCCAGGAGTGGAACACAACAACATGATCAAATTTAATGGTTTGGGTTCTGATTCAGTGAGCAATGCTCCCAGAGGAGATTTGATTGTGAGAGTAAAAATTCTAAGACATAAAACATGGGAAAGAGATGGCCCTCATCTACTCACAAGAATAAAAGTCAATATATTGGATTTGATATTGGGCACAAAGGAAGAAATACACACACTGTCTGGCAAGAACCTTTCAATCAGCATACCCAAAGGCACTCAGAACGGCACAGTGTTCAATGTCACAGGAGAAGGATTGCCCAATGTGCATAATCCTAGACAGAAAGGCAACATCTATGTCACAGTGCAGGCAGATACGCCACGAGTGGATGACGCAGAATTATTACAAAAAATAAAAAATTTAAAAGATGAACTTAATTAAATATCCTGATCAGAGACTGCAACAGACTGTAAAAGATTTTGATTTCAATTCTTTGGATGCTAAAAAAATAGAGCATGAGATGATTCAAACCATGCAAACAGAAATGGGCATTGGTCTGTCTGCCAATCAGGTTGGATTGGATGCCAAAATATTTGTAATGCAACCACACAGTGTGCTTGGAAAAACCCAACCATTTGCAGTGATAAATCCTGTGATACAGGAAGCTTCCACAGATTTGGTTCTGATGGAAGAAGGCTGTTTGAGCTTTCCAAAATTATATCTTAAAATACTCAGACCAAACACCATAGTGGTTAAATATATTGACAGTGATCAAAAAGAATGTATAATAAAATTAGATAGAATAAATGCTAGAATTTTTTTACATGAATTTGATCATTTGTACGGTATCAACTTTATCGACAGAGTCAGCAAGTTAAAATTAGATATGGCCCTTAAGAAACAACAGAGATTGCTAAAATAATATGGTAGAACCCAGCGACGAACTACAACGCATATTTGACAAAGCAGTAGAAAATGCTGCCAAACTCAAACATGAATACATCACAGTGGAACATCTGTTGTTCTCCATGCTGTGCTATGATAAATTTGTGAAAAATTTGTCTGACTTTGGCGCAGATGCTGAATCAATCAAAAAAAATCTTGAAAAATATCTTAAGGACAATCTAAAAGAGATTGAACTGTTGGAAGTGCCTGCAAAATTCAAACCCAAAAAGACTGTGGCTGTGGAGCGAGTACTCAACAGAGCATTCACACAGGTGTTGTTCAGTGGTCGTCAACAGATTGAACTGACTGATGT